TGACGGCACGAGGACGTCCTGAACGTTCCAAGTGTCCCTCAGCAGCTGGCAAGCTGCTTTGCTTGAGGAAATACTTGAGCAAGGCGCCATGCCCATCAAGTTCATTGATGGGTTCTTTGGCGGTTACGACATAGCCCTTAACCATTGGGGCTTGCGTATCCTCACTCACTCTTTGGGTTTCATACCCTAGGAATGAGTGCCTGCCTAGCACCGAGGAAGTTGGAGCTACGACCGGATAGTGTTTTAGCACCTTCCGAGCGTAATCATCCAATAGTGCCACTGTTTTCCAGAGGCCAGCATAGTAAAGCTGGTTTCTAAGGGAAACAAGTGACACCACCTCAGTAACGTCAGCCCGTGTAGACGGGAGTAGTTGACGGCACTTGACTAGTGAAACGTCATTGCCATCGTAATACTCCCGACCACAAGACTCCCTGAACCTACCGGTCCAGAAGGACTTGTGTTCATTCACTTTAAACCCGAAGGTTTCAAGTGAGAATACAACGGGATGCACGTAGTCCGTGGGGATAATAATGTCGTCCCCGTAGACGCGCACCTCCGACTTGAAGCGATGAAACTGCTTCCGGTCGGAAAATGAGGTGTTGAGCTCTCGCTCAATCCCAACGAACACTGATGTCAAAAACACCATTGCTTCGATCGGGAAAGTGAGAGCTGAACCCATAGACGCGTACTTAGCCAGAGGAATTGGATCCCTCTGACCAGGTACCCTCGCCAGTCTAGACCTAGTAGCATCGAGCCCCTGACTCAAATAGGGGTGACGTGCCACCATGGCCTGGACCAGCTGGTTTGATACCCTATCGGATGCCTCACTCAAATCGAGTGTGGCAAGGGTCCCAGTTCGGGACCCCCAGTTGGCCAAACACTGATTAGGCGTTTGGTCCTCAAATCCGATCATCTGCCGAAGGAGGTTATCCCTCCGGACCAGATCGTAAAACCGCTGCCGAATCGACTGTTGCATATACTGCATTGCAGTCGGTTCTTTAGCGATAATTCGGGGTGTCTTTTGCGTTTTAGGTACGGTGATCACTTGTACAGGGATCTCCGCACCGGGTTCGAGGATGTCAACTTCAGCCAAATGATCATTGAAACGGTCATTTGGTATGAGGTATTTCCACGTTGGAAACACCTCTTGAAGTCGAGCAGGCCAGGTACGTTGACCGAACTTCTCATTACCCATGAGACGATCGGCCGTAGCACCTGGTCCGTGCTTCGGTATTACTTCGAATTCGCGGATATCACTATCCACTTGCTCGAACAATTTACCGAAAAGCAAGTCAGACACGCGTACGAAATCCTCCAAATCAATGGGGAGTCTGCGCGCATCTGCCTCTCTGACATCCTGCTCACACTGGATATAGTCATCGAATGCCTGAGCATCCCTCGCGGGTGTGCAAGGTAGCTCAACCTTACTAAAAAGCAACGTAAGTTGCCTGATAGCTCGGATTGAATCTATCGATGGCTTTTCCAGCAACACGCCATTACTCGGGTTGAACACCTGCTCTAGGAAACCCCTAAGAAACACGGGGAGACCTCCCCTGCTCTTCCAAGAAGAGAAGGAGGCGAGAGCGACATGACCTTGGTCTAAGCTTCTTTCGAAGCTTTTTCCAAAGTCTGCCAGGGTTATCGTGAGAAACGATAGCCCCTCATGTTCAGCCCTACCTAGGACGGTTTTAATGTCCTTGGTGGCGCTAGTGCAACAGTAGTCTGACTCTTCCTGAGCCAGACTGATCCAGAGTGTCAATAGCCTTTTCATGCTGCCTCCTGATTGGGGGTCGGCATTGCTAGCCTATTGACAGGGTCACAGAATGGCTACATCCTAACCATAACTGATTAGGATGTATGCCGCCATTCCAACCATTGACAGAAGAATGCTAAGACCAACAAGGATCGCAATACAATTCACGATCCAAAGTAGGCCTTCAGCAATGATAGCAATCTCATTAAGAGCACTGCTATGGAGAGAGTACGAAGCAACCTCCCTTGAGGGAGGTACTTCTTGATTCTCTCCTTCTGCCACTTACGACTCACCACCGAGCAACTTGGTGATGAGGGCGTCAGTCGATGCAGTAAACGCGGTCTTAAAACCCGTGTAAACTGCAAGCGCCTCGGCATTTGTGTAACCATACGGAGGTACGTCAAACACGATGTAATTACTCATCGAGTAGAGCGCATTCTCCGCGGTGTACAAGTCCGTGGCGATTTTCGAATGGTTGAGCCGGAGCACGCGCCGGTTCCGCTTTCCATAAGCGGAGCTAGCAACGAGCTCAATAAGTCCGTCCGCACTCTTGTAAGAGGACTCGTTCTTACCCGTAGAAACACGGGGAAGAGGAGTCGTTACAGCGGAGATGGTAACGGACTGCGGGTCTGTGAATGCCATAGGCACACTCCTTGTTATCAGCCGCTCGACTTTCGTCGAGCAACTGGCGTTTTACGCTAGTGCTATAACTAACTTCAGCGCCTGGATAAACCAAGCGCTGCAGCTATGGAGAGCTGATACGGTGACAAGCCGGACCAGCTCAAACCAAATCCAAAGGGATTTGCCCCACGCCTTTGCTTAGTCTCAGTGACATAAGTAAGAGGTGAGGGTGTGTCGGGTACCCCCTTGAGGGGGGGTGCTCCAACCCACCGGTAGGTTACTTTATTAATGGAATGTTCCATTATATAACCATACCGCATAACCAGACCCTGATCGGCGGCGTCGGAAACGTTCGAAAGAACATCTCCGATATTACCAAACCAATCAACGGCCCAGCTCCATGGTGCCAATTCCCACAACAGAGAAGGCGAAAGGTCGAGGCCAGATATTTCATTGGCCAAGAGCGCAAGCCTATCTAATTCCTTCCGGCTGTCATATCCGGTTGGAAGAA